CATAGATGGAGTGTATACATTTTCTTGGGATAAAGCCAGGTGGGATAGGCTTAGGCAAGATGGTTGGATAGATACTTGGAGACATAGAAATCGTACAACTATTAAATATAGTGTGTACAAAACATCATATAGATGTAAACAATTAATAAATAGAATATACCGTATATTATTAGGCGAAGAAGACATGCCTACATCTGAACGTAGTGTATTTTATAATAACAAATCATATACAGATAAAGTTTATAATAAAGCTATAGATGATATGATTAAAGACAAAAATAGATAAAATGAAAAAATCAATAGCTAGAAAATTTAAAATGGGTGGTGGTCTAGAAGGTAATGAGTTTGGTGGTTTGCCAGGTCAGACAAAACGTTCTAAAGAAATAAAAAAAGGTATTAAAAACAAATCTGACAAAGAAAAACAAGATATTATTAAAAGAAACATGCCTGCTTACAATGTAGGTAAATTACAGCCTGGGCAAAAATACAGAAAAGATATGCCAGAATCTTTGCAAGACATAGCTTTAAGATCTGATTCTGTTAGAGCAGCTTTTCACAGTCTAATTCCTCTTAAGAAAACTGGATCAGCAGGAGCTGGATCAGCATTTAAAATGAAAGGGTTTGGCGGGTTTGGTAATTCACCAGCAAAACAAAAATACAAAGTAACAGGTACTCCAAGCCAAGACAGACAAGCTAACAAAGAATCTCAAATGAGCTATACTGATGAATATGCAAATAAAGCACGTAAACAGTTAGCTAGCGATCAAAAAGCTATACAATCAGGTAAATTTAATCTTAAAACTGATCCTGATGGTAAAAATAAAAAAGGACAAATGAACTATAGTGATTTGCAAGATAGAAGAAGAAAAAACAAAAATGTTTTACGCGCTTATAGAGATCAACAAAAAATGCTTAAAGCAACTGGAAAAACAACACTATAATAATGCCAGGCTCACCGATGCAAAACAAAATGTTTAATAAGTCTGAGGGTTACGTTCAGAGCGGTAACCCTTTTCCTGTGTCTAGTTGTGGTAGACGTAGAAACTTAGGTTCACCTTTAATGAAAAGTAATGAGCCTAGAAAAACAACTAAAGGTAAAGGTAGAAACTTTAGAACTGTAGAAGAAGGTGCAGGTATGACAAGTAAAGGTGTTGCAGAGTATAAAAGAAAAAACCCAGGCAGTAAGTTACAAACTGCAGTTACTGGTAAAGTAAAACCTGGTAGTAAAGCCGCTGGACGTAGAAAATCATTTTGTGCAAGATCAAAAGGTTGGACTGGCGAACGTGGTAAAGCAGCTAGACGTAGATGGAAATGTTAATATGAAAAAGAAATTACAAAAAATCTCAAAAAAATTAAAAAAAGCTAGTAAAGCTCACGCTGGTCAAGCAAAACAAATAGATAATATTATGAAACAAGCACCATTTAAAATGAAAGGACCGGGCGTTAAAGCTGCGGACAAAATAAGTAGAAAACCAGCCTCAGCAGGTCGTAAAGCTACAACAGCTGCAAGCAATGTAGCAAAAGGATTTTCAAGTAAAGCTAAATCTGCACTATCACAGTTAACAAAAAGTGCAAAAAATACTTTTGTAAACAATGCTGTTTCTGGAGTAAAACAAATGTTACCAAAAGGAATAAAAGGAGTTGCTAGAGCTTCTAGAGCAAACCCTGCAAGTGCTTTACTTGGCGCTGCTGCTACTGCAGTTTATAACCAAGGTCAAAAACGTACTGGTGGTAAAGTAAGAAAAGGACAAAAAACTAATACTATGGGCTTTGGTAAAAAGTCTATGTTTAAAAAATAAATAAAATGCCTAGAAAAAAAGTAAAAGATATGCCTAGAAAACAGCAAATGGCTGTAAAAGCTTCTATGGCTGAACAAGCTGCAGGTAAAAAATCTGTAGCAAAAATGGTTTCTGCAAAAGATAATAATGCAGCGATAAAAGAAAACAAAAAGAAGAAAACTAAAAAAATTGTTAAAACAGTTGTAAAAACGCTTTTTACACCAACTGGTGGTGTAACTGAAAAATTAGTTAGAAAAGCTAAAAAAAGCTATAAAAAATACAAAGCTAACAAAGCTAGAAAAGATGCTGTAAAAAAAGGTGTTGAAGGAGCTGTAGCCGGTGGAGTTCCTAAAGGAAATAAACGTGGTTTAAAAGATGCTATGCAAGAACGTGGTTTAAAAGTAACAAAAAAATTAGTTAAAACCAAAGTATCACCTAGGTTTAAAAAACCATCTGAGATGACTGTATATGATTATGAAAATGATGATAGAGGTATGAGAACAAATCCTTACAAACCAGATCCAAGTCCAGGAAGACTAAAAGCTTCAGCTTTAAAAATGAAAAAATCACCAGCATTAGCTAAGCTTAGCGCTAGTTGCAAAGCTGCTGCAAGAAGAAAGTTTAAAGTATATCCTTCTGCATACGCTAATATGTGGGCATCTAGAACTCAGAAAAAAGGAAAGTGCTAAAAGATTTTGACATAGGCCCGTTTAAAAAAATGAAGCCACCGTCTAATAGTGGCTACACAACTCATACAGAATTAAACGAACTTAAAAAAATTCCTTTAAAAAAAGACTTTGTAAAGAAATTTGATAACATAGAGTCTGCATTTGCTAAAACAGCTAAAGACAATAATGTAGAAGATTATGATAAAAAGGTTGCTGCTAAGTTAATAAAAGACTCTGCGCCTGTAATCTTAGAACTAAAGAAGTATCACAACAGGCCAAGACCTAAAGAGTTAGATAAAAATATGCCTAACTATGAAATGGCTTCAATGAAAACTAAATCATATCCTTCTGGCCACTCTGTTCAAGGCATATTAATAGGTAAAATGTTAGGTGATAAATATCCTAAAGCAAAATCAGCTTTTGCTAAAACAGGTGAAAACATATCTTATAGTCGTAGAGTTGCCCGTGCTCACTATAAGTCAGACAGTAAGATGGGTGAAAAATTAGGTAACTCAATGTATAAACATATAAAAAATAAAAAATGAAAAAAGCACCTGCAAAAATGAAGAAAAAATCAATGGCAAAAATGGCTAAGAAGTCTCCTGCTAGAAAACCTTTAGTTGGTAAACAAAAAAACTTACCAGAAGAATTAAAGAAAAAGATTTTAGCTTCTCCAGCTCAAATGAAAAAAGCAGCGATGAAGATGAAAAAAGAATCTATGGCTATGCTTAAAAAATCTGCTATGATGATGAAGAAAGCTTCAGTTATGAAAATGAAGATGAAAAAGAAGTAATGTACGACATAACGTCTAAATTTGCTAAAAATAGCCCACTACCTTGTTGGAAAGGTTATGAACGAGTACCAGGTACAGCTCAAGGAGCTAAAGGTAGTTGTCGTAAATCTTCACCTACAAAGGTAAAGCAAAAAGGTGGTGGTACTAAAAAAGTATGTTTACCTAAAGCTAAAATAGCTAGCATGAGTAGTTCTGAAAGATCTAAAGTAGTTAGGGCTAAAAGAGCTGCAGGTAAAGCTGGTAAATATAGACGTTCAAGTAAAAGTAATGTAACTGGCACTAGTAGTGGTGGTAGTTTAAAGACTTGGGTTAAACAAGACTGGAGACAGGTTGGTAATCCAAGTAAAAAGTGTGGTGAAAAATAATGTCGTTTAAATTAGGTAGAGCTAGACAGCCAATAGCTAGTGGTGGAGTTGTAAACAAAAAGTTAAGCTTTAGATCTGATGACGCTTCTGTATCTGGTAACTCTGTTATTAGAAAAAAACTAGATGAAGGTATATTAGGAGAAGCTAATATGGACGGTAGTATATTTATAAGTGATAAAATACAACCTGGTAGTCAAGAAGAAAAACAAGTGTTATTACACGAAATGAGGCATGCTACAGATATGAAACTAGGTAAACTAGCTTATAATGATGACAGTGTATATTACGATGGTGTAACATATCCAAGAGAAACTATAAACGGTAAAGATATGATTAAAGTTGATGGTAAATGGAAAGAGGCTGGTGATGATTTTCCTTGGGAAAGATCAGCAAATATATGATATTAACAACAATAGACGGTATACCTTTATATTCAACACCTCAAGAGGCTGTAAATTGGGCTACTCAAAATAACGTACAAGGTTATCACACTCACACATACCAAGGACAGATAGGTTACATGGGAGGTGCAACTCACGCGTCAGCTGTTAGCTCTTTAACTGCACCAACAATAACAAGCACGCCAAGCACTAGTAATAGTAGCGGTGGTGGTGGATATTAAAAAATAAATTATGTGGAAATTATTTCAAAATAAAAATGATATAAATGAAAAGAATATAATTGGTTTTATATCTTTTGGCGTTATGGTATTATTTGCTATTATAGATTTAACTACTGCTATTATATACATGGGTTATGTAGGAGGTGGAGAACTAGAAATTAACGATACTATATATAATTCATTTGTTATGGTAACATTAGGATGTTTTGGTATTAGTGCGTTTGAAAAAGTAAAAACAAGTACAGATGTTAAGTAAAATATTTTCAGGTGGCGCAGCAGATCTAGTTAAAGGTGTTGGTAATGTAATAGATAATTTACATACTAGTACTGAAGAAAAACTAGCTGCAGAAGCTAAGATAAAAGATTTAATCATGGGTTATGAAGCTGAGATGCAAAAACAAGTAACCGAAAGATGGAAGTTAGACATGAACTCAGACTCGTGGCTAAGTAAAAATATAAGACCGCTAGTGTTAATATTTTTAGTAGTATGCACAATGTTACTTATATTTATTGACGCGGGTAAAATAAGTTTTAATGTAAAAGACTCATATGTAGATCTTTTACAATTAGTATTAATAACGGTGATCGGTGCTTATTTTGGCGGTAGATCACTAGAAAAAGTAAAAAAATAATGGGACAAAATTCAACAGAAGTATCATATGGTTTTGGGCAATTCGGCTCTACGTTTGTAAAAGGAGATGGAGCTTTTGTAGACTTAACAATGGCTACGGCTAAATATTATGTTAGCGCTATAACAATGGTAACAGACGTTACTTTTCAAACTTTAGAATCTCTTGATGGTGGTGTTAGGTTAGGTATGGGTAACACAGCTTTTGTAGGTACTGACGCAATAGCAATAGACATAGAGTGGGGTGGAGTTGCTGGCGCAAACACAACAAACGAATCAAGTGATGTTGCTGATACAATAGCAACTGCAGATACATTTCCAAAAGGTATTACTATATATGGTATGTGGGACAAAGTAGAGTTAAACTCTGGATCTTGCATAGTTTATGTAGCTCCAAGACCAGATTATAAAGATAGAGCGTAATGTTAGGAATAGGCACTGGTCTATTACATCTTGATGTAAAACCATTTCAACCTAATGATGTAAGTTCTTTAGAAGCTCACTTTAGTTCTAACTACGGGCTTTTGCTAACTGGAACGGCTAATGGTGAGGTAAGAAGATGGTCTGATATTAGTGGTAATAACTATAGATTAGAACCAACAAATAGTAACACAAGGCCAAATGTAACAACAACTGCAGCAGGTATTGTTGCTGGAGCTCCTAAAGTTCAATTCACAGCTACTGGAACTGCAGATGTATTAGAACTGCTTGATTCAGGAGGTGATCCAGCTGCGATAACTTTAGACACAAGTGATGCAGGTTATTGCGTAGTTGTTGTATACACTTCTGCTAACTGGGACGATGGAAAAATTGTAATTGGTAATACTGACAATGCAGACAACCATATACTTCACAAATCAGGTGCAAACGCTTTTACATTAAAAGCGGGTGGTACTGCAAAAGATTTTTCACTAGATACTCCTAGTAGTCTTACAGATGATAATTTAGTTTCTGTTATGTTTAACACAAACTCATCAGGTGATACAACTTTATATGTGAACAACATAGCTCAAAGTGATACTGAAAGTAATTCAGCAGACTTTGTAATAAGTCAAGTTGGTGCAGGAAATGACACTGGTAATATGACGGGGTCAATAAAACAAATTATAATATATAATAAAGAGCTAAGTGACGCTGAAAGGAACTTAGTTTATGATTATGTATATGAACATATAACAAGATAATAATTAACTTAAATTAAATAAAATGGCAAAAAAAGAAAAGGTAGTAGACCTTAAACCTACAAATATAACAGAAGATCAATTAAAAAGTATTCAAGCTTTAATAGCACCAATAAATCAAGCTCAAGTAGAGTTAGGTAGAATGGAAACTAGAAAGCATGCAATATGTCATGATGTTACTGAGCTTCAAAAAGCACTTCAAGAAAAACAAACAGAGCTTGAAAAGGAATATGGTAAAGTAAATATTAATATAAGTGACGGTAGAATAGACTATCCAGAAGATGAGCAAGCTAATTCGTAAAATATCAATAGGTAAAGATTATAAAAATGACGCCATGCACTATGCCGTTGGGCAAGAAGTGTATGGTGGTCATACCATCTGTGATATATTAGAAGAAGACGATAAGTTTAGTGTTTATATTAAAAAAGGCAAAGATGTTTTACCTTGGAAAGACTTTAATAAAAACATGGCTGTTTCTGTAGAATACAACTTACAATATTAATGAAGTCTGTTTACAACTTTGTTGTAACACCATTAAAATCTAGATACAACAATACAAAAAATATAGACGGTAAAGAGCTTATAGTTAATACAGAGATGTTTAATCATCAATATGTTAGTAGAGAAGCTATAGTAAAAGCAATACCTACAGTTGGTGATACAGATATAAAAGTTGGTGATAAGGTTATAGTTCATCATAATGTATTTAGAAGATGGCATAATCAACACGGTATAGAAAAAAATAGTAGAGCTTATGTTGATGAAGACACTTATTTAGTACAACAAGATCAAATATTTTTATATAAAAATACCGAGTGGCAAGCGCAAAAAGGATATTGTTTTGTAGCGCCAGTAAAATCTACAGATAAAATAACTGTAGACAAAGAAAAGCCTTTAGTTGGTATTGTTAAGCATACTGACGGCACGGTTAACAAAGGCGATTTAATAGGGTTTAGGCCAAGCTCAGAATATGAGTTTATTATAGATGGCCAAAAACTATATAGACTGTTATCAAAATTTATTACAATTAAATATGAATATCAAGGAGACGAAGAAGAATATAATCCAAGCTGGGCAGAAGGCAGTTGAAGAACTGATTAAAGTTGCTAAAGAAGCTATTGTAGACTCTGACGATGACATATCAGCTGATAGATTAAAAAATGCCGCAGCCACAAAAAAGCTAGCTATATTTGACGCGTTTGAAATATTAAATAGAATCCAAGAAGAAGAAAACTTGTTAGAAGGTAAAGAACCTGAAGATAAAACAAAAGTATTTAGAGGATTTGCTGAAGGTAGATCAAAGTAATGTACGAGCAAAACTTAATTAAAATAGTTGAGCCAGTTAAAATTAATACAATTAAAAGGCTTAATAAAAAAAATAAATGGGAATATGGATATAATAAAGAAAACAATATCGTTGTCATATCAAAAACTGGTAAAATTGGGCAGATCATTGAAATCCAAGGGTTGCAAATTGCTCTGCCGATGGAACCAGTGCGAGTGTATAGCAACAAAGTAAAGAAGTGGCAACAATTTGAATACCCAAAAGAACTAGCAAGACTTAAAAATATATTTGACTGGAGAGCATATCCTGAAGAAAACAAAGCACAGTGGTACGATTACATAGACGAAGAGTTTAAAAGAAGAGATGAAGGTTTCTGGTTTGACAATAAAGGCACACCAACATATATAACAGGTACGCACTATATGTACTTGCAGTGGAGTAAAATAGATGTAGGTGCGCCAGACTTCAGAGAAGCAAACAGGTTGTTCTATATATTTTGGGAAGCATGTAAAGCAGATAAAAGATGTTATGGTATGTGTTACCTTAAAAATAGACGATCTGGTTTTTCTTTTATGTCGTCTGCAGAAACAGTTAATCAAGCTACATTAGCTAGCGATAGTAGATTTGGTATATTATCTAAAACAGGTTCAGATGCTAAAAAAATGTTTACAGACAAGGTGGTTCCAATATCAGTTAACTACCCGTTCTTTTTTAAACCGATTCAAGACGGTATGGACAGGCCTAAGTCTGAGCTTGCTTATAGAGTTCCTGCAAGTAAGTTTACGCGTAAAAAAATTACTGCTAATGAAAAGCAGGAAGACCTGGTTGGACTTGATACTACTATTGATTGGAAAAATACAGGTGATAACAGTTATGACGGAGAAAAGCTACAACTGTTAGTACACGATGAAAGTGGCAAATGGGAAAGACCCGATAATATATTAAATAATTGGAGAGTTACCAAAACATGTTTACGGTTAGGTAGTAGGATTATAGGTAAATGTATGATGGGCTCTACTTCAAACTCATTAGACAAAGGTGGAGAAAACTTCAAAAAACTATAC